CGGGCTCGCCGTGCCGATGCCGACGCGGCTGTTCGTCGTGTCCAGGTTGAGCAGGCCGCTCTGGATATTCAGCGCGCTGGTGCCCGCTGCAAGCGTCCACGTCTGCGCCGCGCTGCTGGTCAGGTTTCCTGCGAACGCTACAGCGCCAGAAGCGCCGAGGGTTAGCGCGGTTACGTTGCCGCGCTGCAACAGCAGGTCGTGCGCTGTGCTCGTACCGACGACGGCGGTCGCGCCTGTGAGACCTGCGCGGAAGGAGCGCGTGTAGTCCGACGCCGAAAAGAGTGCCTCGGTTGACCTCTGTAGGCGGACGCCCTCGTACGTGCTACCAGCGAACGGAAATCCAGCGTTATCCTGCACGTGCAGTAGCGTGCCCGGAGTACCACCTATGCCGGCTGCTCGACCGATGGTGTCGAGGACGAGCGTGCTCTCTGGGCCCGCGGGGCTCTTGACGACGAGAGCGAAGGTGTTTGCCCTAAGGGTCCACGTCTGCGCGTTGGGGAACGTCTCCGCCGTTGCCGCGCTCGTGATCGTCGTGCCCGACTCGCTCAGGAGCGAATCGCCTAGCGCCGTTGCGCCTGTGAACTTCGCCAGCGTGCCAGGCGTGCCGCTGCCGCCTACGGGGATGCCGCCTGAAGCGGCTCCGGGGTTGATAATTTCTGGTGCGCTCATGATAGCCTTAAATTTTGTACGCTATGGTAATACCGAATGCGTATGGTTTATAGTTCGTGCGTACGTTGTTAGTTTGCGGCAACCTTGAACGTCAGCGTCGCCGCAAGCACCCCGACACAAAGCCCCGTGCCGTCACGCACACCGAATCGCAGCGCAACGCCAGGCAGAATCTCAAACGCCGTCAGCGACGACGTGGCATCGCACACCAACGTATCATACTCAAGACCCGCAATAAACAGACTGACAGTAGTAGATGGGTTTCGGATGATGATACCCTGCGTATACGAACTATCCAGAGTCCGGACGCGCACAGCTGCTCCCAACACCACCGGAGTCCCGATGGCCACCACCACGCTATCGTCTGTGCGCGATGACTCCAACTGTCGAAAGGTCGTCCCCACAGTTGCTGCGTACGTGCGGATTTTTGCACCTAGACCAGTACCGATTCTCATGATGATTTGCCTTTTGCGTGTGTAGTATCCCCGGTTAGTTGTCCCGGCCAAATCCTGCGTCTGCCCTGGCAGATTCCGCTACCGCGGAGTCCTTCGCGGGGGCCCTCCCTTGGGCGGCGTTCGTTTCGCTCTTCGACACCATCGGGTCCTTGCCACCAAATGCGCCGGCAGCCATCATCTGCGACATCGATAGACTGAAGCGCATCGAAGACCTCTTGCTCGAGCCTTTGCCATGGAGCCCGAATGCAACCGCCAACGGCATGGTCGTGTTCGGCCGCTCCTGGTGCAGCAATGCGACACCCTGCTTCAGCTGCTCGTAGGCTTCCGGTGCGACAATCTTCATGACTTCCACGTCTTGCTGGCGCACACTACCATCCTTGATAAATTTGGCCAATAGATCAGGATTGCGAAGGATGGAAACTGATCGAGCAAACGCGTTCGCATCGGACCCATTCGTGATCCCATCCGGTGGGCGCTTCCTCTCCAGGAAGTTCGCTGCGTCCATGAACCGCTGGCGCGCTACGCCGATGTTCGAGCTGTTCACTCCGACGTCTCGCGAGAGACGGTCGAAGGCCGACTCCATCGCCCGCCGGTCTGCAAGGATTGAGTCCACGTAGGCGAAGGCCTCGACCGGGCTGCTGTGATGCGTGCTGCTGCTGCCATTCACCATCCGCTCGATAGGCTTGGCCGTCCGCACGAAGCCGTCGAGCACACCGTTCACCATCCCGTACCACCGGGTTGGATTCATGATGACTTCCGCAGCCTTGCGCATACCGGCTTTGCCGTAGCTTGCTCCAAGGTGCGCGCCGATGAGCGTCGTGATTAGCCCGCCGCCAAAGATGCTGTGCATCGCCGTGCTGCCCAGTGCAGCCGCGAGCGACCTCGAGTCTTCCGCGATAGGCTTTACTCCAGCATCCACGATGGCCTGATTGATCTTCATGCCTTCTGGCGTCTTGAAGAACGCGGCGAGCTTCGCGTTCTCCACGAGGACCTGCGACTCCGGGACGAGCTTGCTCGTGTCGCCGGTCATCTTCCGGAACCTCATCCCTTCAGACTTCAGGGTTTCGATGCCCCGGACGGCGTCATCTTTGCGAATCTTCAAAGCCTGGAGGTTCGCCAGAAGCCCCTCCTTACCCTCGAGGTCCACATTTAGACGGCCCAGGTCTTTCGTCTTTTGGACTACGATGTTGAGCCGGCGTGCCTCTGCCAGGTTAATCGATGCCTCGACCTCGCCTGCCTGCCTCTTCGCAGCTTCGCCGGCTGTCTCGACGCGGCCGATGATGCGGTTCTGCTGTTCCGCGACTAAGTTCTCGCGCGAACTCTCGAGAGATTTCCGGGTGCCTTGCACAAGCGTCAGCGACTCTTTAGCGTTCTCAAGGCGTTTGGAGACCTTGCCAGACTTTAGGCCTTCCTTCGTCTTCCTCAGTTCGGCTTGGATGCCTTGCATCTTGCCGATAAGTACGCGCTCCTGGTTGGCTGCCTCGGCGATTTGGCCGTCAAGCTCTGATACCAGACTGCTGTTCGCCACCGCATGGTCAGCCTGTTGCGCAGCGGCTTCAGCCTCCGAGCCTGACAGGGCCCTGGCGGCAACCCGCTCGGCCTGCCAAGAGACCGGCTGCAGCCCGCTCTTGGTCGTCGCGAGCAATCGCTCTGCATCTGCTTGCGCGAGAGCCGGAGCTTTGATTGCGCGGCCGAATACCCCGTCCGCTTCTTTCAGGTACATCGGGATCTGATACGGCATGCCTACCGCATTAAGCTTGCTCCGGTACTGTTCGATTAGACTGTTGTAACTATCGATGCCTTTGCTGCTTCGCGAAGCGGCGCGTCGGCCGTCGCGCATCATTCCAATAGTGCCGCGACCATTCTCAAGGAGTTTGACGGCAGCCGACAGCGACTTAACATCATTGAGTGCCGAGATAACCCCAGGCTGCCGCAGCATGTCGTGGACAAGGCCACGAGCCGCCGGGGCTCCTTTCTCTACACGCAGGGCGTTCAGCATCGTCCGCTTCAGCGCGACTGGGTCGTCGCTTACTTGCATCAGCTGACGCGCAAACACTTGCCCAGCATCGCTGCTATGCCCGATGCCCACGCTGCGCAAAGCCGCCTTTTCATCATCAAGCGCAGCTGTTCGGGCCTTTGCCGTTTCGACAGCCGCGTTTTCGCTCGCACCGAGGATGCCGGCCCGCTCCCCTTCGAGCCCAGCCTGGTGCTTCAAAAGAGCACCGAGTTCGCCCTGGTGAATTCCAAACTGGTCGTTCAGATCTTGGATCTTGTTGATGCCGTCGACCTCGGCCTGGACAGCGTCCCTCTTCATCTCCGCTGCGAAAATTTTTGCCTTTGATTGCTGGCCCTTCACCAGCAAGTCATGTTCTTGGGTAAGGTTCGACAAGTGCCCCTGGCGCTCCAGCAGCGCCTCGTTCAAGTCGACCTTCATATCGGCCGCGGCACGACGGCCTGCCTCGCGCTCGCGCATGAACGGCTCGACAGAATTCAAGTTGTCGATGTCGTCGCCAAGCCTGGCAGCGTTCTTCGCGCCCTTCGCGATTGCATCGCGGATGGCGTTCATCTTCTTCTCGATGTTCGGGAGGGTGACGCCCCTCTCCGCCATGTCTGCAATGACATTGTTGTACTCGTCAACAGCAGGGGCCACCTTCGCGTACGAGTCCGCTACGCCTTCGCGAATCGCTGTTTGCTTCGAAGCCAAGGCTTCATCCGCAAGGATTCTCTCTCCCGAGAGTCCCTCGCCAAGAGCCTTAGCTTCCTTCGCCGCAAGCCTTCGCTCAGCAATCTTCGCCATGCCAGCGCCAGCCAGCGGGACCGCCCCACCGATGATGCCGCCAAGGGTCGCGCCGCCAGTGAACGCCTCACCCAGGTTCGATTCGCGCCCCTCAATGCCCGCCTGCGTGGCTTCCGAGCCCGCGCCGTACACGCCGCCGATTGCAGCTTCACGCGCCGCTCCTGATGCCATCCTGGCAGCAAGAGAGGCCTCTGACCCGAGGGTGCCAAGACCATCCGTCGCAACGCCAAGGCCGACAGCCCCGGCAAACTCGCCCGCCCCTTTAAGGTAGGGGTGCGCCGCGTCAAGCTGCGCCAAGGTCTCTGGCTTGACCACGCCAGCCGACATCATGCCTTTGCCAAGCCAGCCGCCAGACACGCCTTGCCCAGCGCCGTATGCCGTCGCGAGGGCCCCGCCCGCCGTGCCGCCAAACCGCTCTTCCGCACCACGCTCAAAAGTCTCCCGGCTCAACTCAAGGCGGGGCATGGCCCCGTACTCCTTGTAGATGCCCGCCAGGGTCTCAATTGAGATAGGCTTGCCGGTCTCCGTCAGAGTCGTCTGGCCAGGTGCCGGCTGATAGCCAGCCTTGACCATCTCGCCGACCTGGTCCTGGTCGACCGGGATGGGATTGCCTTGGCTATCGTAGAATGCGATCATTTTGCTGGGCCTTTTTCAGCTGCTTCATTCGCTGCCGCAGTCGCCGCGTTGGCCTTGCGTCGCTGATCAATCTGGAAAGCGGCCGGGGCGAACAGGGTGGTCAGCATGTCAGCAAGGGCCGGGTTATTTTTTCCGGTGATGATCATCCCGCGCTGGTCCTCCAACGCGTCTTTTTCAACTGACTCAAACCATGAGAGGAAGTTTTCGGCGTTGTCGAACGTCTTTGTTGCAGCATACCGTGTGTCGTCGCCCATATTAACTGTTGACCCATACAATTTTAGCATGTCCGCGTTTGTAATTCTGGACAACGCTGCGAGCAGCTTCCGCTCTTTTGGGTCTCGAGACGCCTGGGACTGATCATTAAGGTATGCCGTAACAGCGCCAGATACCACGCCGCCGCCCTTGCCTCCTGCGGCAGCAGCGGCTTTGTCCATGACAGTCCTCAAAGACTTGACCATGCTCGGGTTGAATGCACGTTCAACTTCTTTTTTTGAGAACTCAGAAAGCAATCCGGAGGCTTCCGCGACTGCCGTTGACTTTGTTCGCGTAGCCTCAAACCGGGGGTTCAATGCCATGGTCTGATATTCTTTTGTGGCCTGCTCGACTAGCTTGGGGTCCATCATGCCCCGCTGCTGGATGCTCTGCATCAGCTGCAGCTTGAAGTCTCGGTTGGCCTTTGATGCAGACAAGCTGGCCGCCTGGTTGTGGACGTCCATCTGATACTGCATCTTGCCCTGCTCGACATTGATCGTCCCGATTGCGCCCTTGAGCGCCGCCTTCTTTGAGGCATCCGTGATTCGTGCTTCCGCAAACTCGAGGGCCCGCTTGTGCTGGTCCATCGAGGCAAGCGACGCAGTCGCTAGCGCCGTCTGGTCGTCTGCCCCCATCTGGCGCGCGTCGTGGAAGTTCGAGCGTGCCGTCGTTTGGCCTTGGAGCATCCGGCTGTACTGCTCTTTCTGATTCATCACGTCGCGCTCGACGGCCTTATCAACCTCGGCAAGAACCTGATTCGCCGACATATCGCCAGCCGCACCCTTGAGCGCGCCGACAAGACCAGCCGCAAAGCTCATGGCTCCCGTGCTGACAGGGCTATCGCCCATGCCGCGAAGTGCGCGAGACGCGTCAAACGTATTTTCTGCTGCCGCAAGCTTGCGCTCGTCTTCAGCCATCTGGCCACGCCGCTGGTCAAACAGAGCCGACTGCTTGTCCTGGAGCTTCTTTAGCCCCTCGACATAGTTCTTGCCCTCCGCCTGGATTCCCTGACGAGCAAGAGCCTTTGTCTCGTCTTCAGCCCTTAGCGCCGGGAGCATGTCCTGGTTTGCTTCGCGCTGCTGGCCGTACCCTTGCTTGAGGTACTCGTTCAGCTTGACGGCTGGAGCCCCGACTCCGCCGCCGAACTGCGCCCAAAGCTTGCGCAGTTTCTGTTCGTCGGTCTCCGGGACCGGCGCGGCTACGGGTTTTGGCAGTTCCCCAAGCTGAGTGTAGCCAAGCTGCGCTTCGTTCTCATTACCAGTGAGAGTCGGAGTCGTCGGGGCTGCCGGTTCCGCGGCTGGAGTCGTGACTGGAGTCGTGACTGGAGTCGCGGCTGAAGTCGCAGACTTTCGGTCCAAACCAAGAACATCGGTAAGAACGCCACCGTACGGAAGATTTCTGACTACGTCTCCGACGTTGCCAGCAAACCTGCCAGCAGCCTCTCTCTCTGCTGGTGCAGCTACAGTGCCAAGTGCGCCGCCACCAGTCGCTGCTATCGCGACTGCCGCTGCTTCGTCTGCTTCGCGTTGCGCTTTTTCTTCTGGAGTTTCTTCCATAATCCTGATCCTTTAGCGTGAGCCGCGCGCGGCGCGAGGGCGTCGGCCCGTGTTGGGAACCGCGCTGGCAAGGTTCTCTGGCGCGTATGGGTCCGTTGAATACGCAATCCCGCGCATTGGGTCTTCTGATGCTCCAGCGGAAAGGTCTCTTGCCGGTTTCGCTGGAGCTGGTTGCGATAGGGCAACGGCTCTCGATAGTCTCCATGAGTCGTCGCCCACTTGGGCAGTCAGGCTCCGTCGCATCCGGTCAGCATTCGCATCCATCCGAGCGGCGCTCCCGCCGATGTCTGACGAGAAGCCGCCACGGCCTGGGCGCGCTGCGGCCAACTGATTGAACGTGGCAAGGTTCTGCGCGTCCTGGGCTCCCGCAGCAGCATTGACTGTGGCTTGCTCTGATGCTGTAACGCCGACTGGACGGTTTCGAATCGAACCGCCAAAAGCGCCTGGAAAATGCTTGTACTGCGTGTTCGGGTCTGCCTGCTCCACGTCCTCATACCCTGGCGTCCCGGTCTTGAGAGAAGCTGCGACTGATGAGTCGAGGTCAGAGAAGTTCGTACCGGATGCTGTTACCCCGACAGGTGCAGCTGCCGAAGCCATGCCGGCTGCCGCAGGAGCCGCTGCCGCAGGAGCCGCGCCGAATAGCGCCGTGCCGGCTTCCGCAGAGCTGATACCACCAGATTCAGGAGCGCCGATGCCAAGGGCCTTCTTCAAAGCCTCGTCCTTCGTTGCTTGTTCTGTCGCGGCTGACGCGCCAGACGCCATCCCAAGCTTCGTTCCCATGGCAACCGCAGAACCTATCGCGCCGGACAACGCTTCGCGCTTGCGCTTTGCATCAGCTGCCGCTCGCTGGCCCTCGTAGTACGCAAGCTGGCTGCTTGCGCGCTCCTGCTCTTTCGAGCGAAGGTCCGCAAGCTGCGACGCGTAGCGCGCTTGAGTCTCTATAACCTGCTGTGTCGAGTTGCCCTTGCCAGACATGTTTGCCAAGTCTTGAAGGGTGCGCGCACGAGCGTAGGCCATGCCAGCCTGCCCCTGAGTCGTGCCGCCAGCGGCGACGCGCTGTAGAGGCGCTAGGGCCGCTTTCTCCGCAGCCTCCGCATCGGTCACGCCAAAGAGCCCGCCAAGAGCCTTCGACACGAACGGGGTCGCCGCACCAGCCACGCCTCCAATGACTGCGCCCCACGGGCCGGCGGCGGCACCCGTTGCTGCACCGGATGCAGCGCCTTTAAGCGCGTCGTACTCGTCTGGGTTTGCCATGGTGTTCTCAGTGCTTCGCTTCAGAGGTAATACGCTTGTCGAGCCCGCTCTTCAAGCCAACAACGACAGCAATGTTTGAGAGTGCAAGACCGAAGCCGTTGCCAAGCACGGAGGCCGGGTTGCCTTCTGTGTAGTACACGGAAACCTTCTGGCCCTTCTGCTCGCGAACGTGAACCTCGAATTGCGCACGGCCTTGCGCGTTGATGACAGTCGTCATCTGGTCGTGCGTCCACGATGCCGTCTGAGTGTTTGCCACGGACGGCGTGTAGTCCGTCCACAAACCAAGAGCGAGCTGCCCATAGTCCGAAGTGCCAGCAGGCGATATTGCCGTGCCAAGGAGCCGAACCCGCTTGAGGCGCTGGAACCCTTGAACCTCGTTCATTGAAATTGGCGCGGTCTGCACGGTCATCTTGACGAAGTTCTTGTATCCGACGCCGATGCCGCGAGTCGTGTCGTAGTAAAGCGTCGTGTCGTACGTGTACGCAAACGCTTGATCCGCAAAGAATGCATCAGACTTGCACGCGAGCCACATGTCTGAGTTAACAGAAGCCGCGTGATACATTCCTCGCCCAAGGTAATTTGCGTCTCCGGGCGTGATGAACTTTGACCACGTGCCCGTTTGGTAGTTGTAGATGATGATTTCAGCAGTCGGGTTTTGAAACACCGCGCCAATCTTCGAGTCGTGACAAACAAACCAGACTTCGCGGTTCGTCGGATAGTGAGCCGTCGAGGTGATGTACGGGAAAAGCTTCAGCGTCTCCCGCACCTTGACCATCGGGATAACTTCGAGGGCCGAAGTCAATAGCTCCAGGCCGCGTTGACTCTGGAAAAACACGCCAACGGGCGTGTTAATGACGCTTCGATGGTCAATGCATCCAACGCCCGTCGATATGCTGTACGGCTCGCCAAGCGAGGGACCGTTACCGCTCGTATCTGGGAAGGTGCCCGGTACGACAAAAACATCTTGAAGCTTGAAGACGATCAGATTTTCGCCACTCGATGCCAAGCCCGTTACTGGTCCTCCGTCACCGATGGTGATGGTCAGCTGCTCGTTGAACCCAGGGCCTTCAGTCGGCGTGATAGGCTTCGAGAACCACACCACGGTCGTATCGTCAGCGCCACCGAGGACGAGCCTGTTCTGATGCACGCACATCGACTTCGCCGCTGGAGGCGGGACGTTGTCGAGGTCGCCTCCGGTCGTGTACAGGTAAGGCTCTGACATGAGCCCGTTGTAGTCTTTCGTCCCGCCATCGAAGCACGTAAGGTTCGTCGTCACGAGACCAAGCGGGACCGTGCCCGTGCCGCCATAAGCTCCGTCGTACGCCGTGTTCGTGTACGGCACGACTGCGCGGGTGACGTTGCGGTCGATAACGAAGTCCGACGCCGAGTTTCCGAAGTTCGAGAACGGCATCCGATACAAGACCGTCGAGAACGGCTCGGCTGTCGTGTACGGTTGCGTGACCATGCGACGAGGGTCCGACGCCGCTGTGCTCAGCCGGTTCGTCATCTCAAGACGTGGAGCAAAGAACCCGTACTGGAATACGGATACCAGCCCTCCGGTGTATGCTGGAGCGTCGCCTTCGGACTTTATAGGAGCCCCGACTATTTGAGCGCAGACCGTGTACTGCGTGGGGATAGACGGAGCCGATTGAGTCAAGCGACCTGTCCCGTCTACATACTCATACGTCCAGCGCATGAGAAAGTCTCCACCAGCGTCAGCTGAGCTGTAGATGCTTTCCTTGCCAAAGTCGGTGTCGCTTATAGTGCTGGCTGTTGTCCCGCCCCACCCAGGGGCGCTTCTCGGTGCCCATACAAACAGACCTTGGCTGTCTCCCACAAACATCCCTTGGCTGCCTCCAGGACCAGTGCCGAATATCGCAGGGTTGTTGTGATAGCGACCGTAGTAATGCTGCCCGATTGCGCCAGCTTGGCTAAATCCAAATGTCGATGGACTTGTCGAGCTAAACTGCGAAATGCGTGGGTCCGAATAAGCCGCCTCGTAATTTTCCGAAGGAGCCCCGCCCCAAGTAGTGCTTATGAATGACCAGCCGTTCCCAACACTAAGAAACGCGCTGACTAAATTATCGTATCCATTCTTAGCATTAAATCCAGCCTCATACTTGAAGTACGGGCGGGTGATGTTCAAAAGCAGAAAGCTTGCTACGCCTGGGTAGCCATTGCCTGTATCCGCATTGTAGTCAAAAAACGCGCACGGCATGTCAGCGTACGCTGCTCCTGCATGATAAATGCTGGTTTCAGCCGTCGTCAAATACACATCAGGAGTGCTCGCCCAATTGATGCTGGTCAAGTCGTACTGCGGCCAGAGAAGCGGAACGATTTCGTTGCAGCCGACGCCGTCAAACACAGACGGGACGCCGCCGTTGATGAACGTGTAGTCGCTGAGAACCTGCATCTTTCGCCAGTTCTGCGCCGTGTCCTCGTAGTCGATGGCGAAGACCTGCTGCGTTCCTCTGGCTACGCCGTCCCGAAGGCCCGATGTCAAGAACCCTCGACTCGTCACCGTAAGCCTTGGCACGTTGAGAGGCAGCGACGTAACTCGCATCATGTTGACCGATTCGACCAACATCCCTGTGTTGCTGCCGTACGTGTATCCCTCTGCACCCGTCTGAGTTTCTGGATTGGCCGGCGCGTAAGTAATCGTCACCGTACTGGAGTCTGAACCCACGCGCACCAACATGGTGTTGCGCTGGCTATCGTCGCCAGATGGGCTGACAGCGCATCCGATGTCCGTTCCCGACGACGCGCTAGGCCCGAGGAGCTGAAGCCCGCTAACAAGCCGCCAAGGCCCGCCAAGAGCAGCAATAAGGCACCCAACAGCCGAGCCGCCAGTGACAATCGACGTATTCAGGGCAGCGACCACCGGGTCCCACTTGTAGACCTCGAAGAAGTTGTTCGAGTTGTGAGGGTCCGCTGCGCCGTACGGCTCTTGACCGTTCGGAGTCGTTACGACGTTCGCGCTCGTGGACGCCAGGGCAAGCGCCACGTAGCTGCTTGTAGCGGCAACCGACCACCGATGGACGCAATGCTCGTATCCACCAGATGAATGATACGAGCTGCCTCCCGTGTTCACGCCAGAAGATGGCACGTCAACAAAGACAGCAGGCACTCCGGATGACGGATGAATCGTGTGCGCCAAGCCGGCAGTCAACGTGCCAACACCGGACAGCAACGGTGGTCCAACGACATGAGAGATTGACGCGGTTGAGTTGACCGCCGGGTACGCATATACAGTCCGGCCATCTTCAACCGCAATCTCCGTAATATGTCCTGCGCTGTCCACATATACGGTAGCTTGAGCCAGCTGCACATGCGCCGTCCCAGAGCCAGCTCCTACGCCAGTCGCGACGAACACGACGTTAACGGTATTTGCAGAAGCTCCAATGAGCGTGAAGTCTGTCGAACCTACGGTGGCAATCTTATACCGTTGGCCAATAACAAAACTTCCAGCACTCGCTGTCGGGCCAAAAATAAAGCTTCCAGTGTATGTTCCTGGCGTATACGTGCCAGACGTGGCTGTCCAGGTGATCCAGTTGGTTTGCACCGCTGGGACACTTGGTGCCGTCGCGGCTCCCGATGGATACATATGGGCAATCATCGGGTATACTGCCGCTGCCGTGATGTTCGGCATGTCGGTTGCGGTATACGGTGAGACCGGCGTGTATCCGTTAGTCGATGCCGAAATGATGTACTGCTGTACGGTGGCCGGTGTCCCGACAAGGCCGGTAAGCGTCAACGCTGTTTGGTAGCCTACATGCAGCAGTAAGTAACCGATATTTGTTCCAAGATTGGCCGCTGACGTGACGACCACACTTGCCGAAAGTCGCGTCGGGCCAAGTGGCGTCGCGAAGATGCTGGCGTGACTATCCTGCGTCGTGAATCCAAGCTGCGGCAAGTAAACTTGGTTGGTGTCGCGTGCCAGCGTCGATGCCGTCGCCACAGCGCGGCCAAGAACGATAGTTCCGTCGAGCGTGAACGTGTTCGTCGAGCTGTCCGAGTAGTACGCCGAGACCGTGCGAGCCGCAAAAGCGACCTTGCCCGTTGATGCAGCTTCCTGGTCAAGAACGACGCCACGATGCGCCCATGCGTTGTATCCGTCGCCGGCTGGGACCGTATGGTTGATGAGGTCCGAGACCGATGCGACTGTCGTAAGCCCACCAGTCGTGGTGTTTACCGTCTTCGTCACGCCGATAAGCGCCGCTGGAGTCGTGTTGCTTGCCGTGTCCGCTGCGCCATACACAACCAGGATGCCGTTTGGCAAGATGGATGGATGCAGCCCGACAATGTCGAACGCTCGATGGCCTGTCTGACTGAGACTAGATACCACCACAGCCGACGCTGTCGCTGCGCCTGTCGTGATGTTGATAACAACGCCAAGCACCTTGCCGGTCGTCGCCTCTTGCCATGCAACGTACGGCTTCCAGGTCAAATCCGCTGCCGTGATGCGCGTCACTCGAAGGTTGTACAATACACTGATTGCGGCGGTGGACGAACGAAGCAGCGTAGGAGGCATGATGAATGCCCCGGTTGCCACGAGCTGCACGGCGTAATAGATGGCGTTCCCGCCACCAATCGTCTGCGCCCCGTAGATGAGGTCGCTGGTGCGCTCTTGCCCGGTGCGCTGACCGGATACCCACACCGTCAATCGGTAGGTGCCCGTCGAGTCTTCAATGGTTTCGGTCTCGATGATCGAGCCGCCCGACGAGGTCACGCTCACGAGCGACCCGACGTACGAAGGAAGCTTGTTCACATAGCGCCAGCCGTGGGTAGAGTCGGAGCCAACGTACTCGTAGAGCGCGTTGCCCGATGCCATGACGGGACGCACGCCGTTCTGCCCGGAGTACGAGTCAAGAGCCTCTACAGAGCCAGAAGGAGCCGCAAGGCTGCCACCGTAGGCCGTTGCTGGGACTCCTGGCGTAGCCTGGACAAGCGTGAAGCCGTGCCGCTTCTCGATGCGCCCTGGACGCCGAATGACGGCTTCGTTGCACTGTACAAGTTCTGGAGGTGGAAGCTGGTCTGGATCGTTGAACTCGTTCATCCCGCCAATGAACGGAATCGAGACTACCTTCGTGTCCATCAGAAAAGCTCCAGGTGCATCCGCACGGATTCGGTTGAACCCGCAGGAGCAACATACCTCAAACGCATGATCTTCTGTCCAAGATTCCCTGCGACCGGCACGAGCTGCAAGTTCGGTGATGCCGATGGCATGGCCGAAGCTGAGTTGCCGTTCGTGAGAAGCTTGGCGATGTTGAAACCAGCTGGCAGTCGGCCAAGCTGGTGCGGGATGTCTACCGTCTGCCCAGGCTTGAACGTCACGCCCTGATTCGGGCGGTTCTTCTGCAAGCCTGTGACGACTTGTCGAGGGGGCGGAGCCGCCCTCGCCGCTTGCGTAGTCTGCTTGACAGCTTGTTGGATGCCGTCAATTGTTGCGTTGCCAGTAGGCGCTGGAGCAAATGCCTGTGGCTTCGTTACAGCCGTCGTGCCAGTAGCTGCCATGGTTATCTCCTTTAGCCGTATCGGCGGCTAAGCAAACGCACGTCCCGAATACGCTCCGGCTGCGATGCGTCACGGTTCGATGCGTGCAGCTGGAAACGCGCCCATACTTCGTCCCGAATCGCCTTGATGGCCGAGGCCTGCTCGATGCTCTCCTCTTTCAGGAGGCACTTGATCGCACTGTCCTTGATGACCCACTCGTCCCAGCCAGAGCGCCCGTCAATGCGATCCGCATTTGCAATCATCTTTGGGGGCGATGGATAATACCATACCTGATACGTGCCGCCTAGGGTGTCCGGCGCAATCATCAATTTTTCGCGGCCCATGATGGTCGCGATGCGATACAACGGAAGCATCCTTGTTGATTCGTAGATACCCGTCTGCCGAAGCAAGTTCTGCTCATCCCACTGGAACCGGCGAAGGGGGTAGTAAATACCATCACCTCCTGCCTGATACCAAACGCCCTTGCACTTGTAGAAGTCGCTGTCGACGTACGCACTAACCTGCCCATTGGCTCCAGCAGAACCGGACACACAGTTCAAAGTGATCGTGTTCGACGTAAGCGAGGACAGCCAATACCCAGCACCAGGGCTCGTGAGCGTAAGCGAGAGGATTGCTCCAGTCATCGCAGCAACGCTGGTCACAGTAGCCGTAGCCAACGTGCTCGAGGTGTTCACGCTGGACAGGCTGACGACCTCGCCGGCAACGTATCCAGTTCCTCCAGCAGAAAGCGTAATGTTGATGACGATGCCGGTCTTGCCAGCATTCAGGATGTCGTACACTCCTGCGCCAGAAGACGGAATGTCTACATAACGCAGGAGGTACTCCTGATCGAACAATACGATGCGGTCGTAAAGCTCGGCCCACGACTGGTTGATGTAAGCGCGCACCTCGTCGGACGAGACGAACCCGCTATTGACCATATCCGCCTCACGGCGGGTGGCAAGTTCCAGTTCCTCAAGCGTCCGCGAGTATGCCATTTACATCTCCTCTTTTTCGTCCATGTCGTCGTCGCTGGGTTCGTCTTCCGAATACTGGGTGCAGGTCATGTGCATCTCTGCCATAACGGCTGCGCCCCTCTTGAAGTCGCCCTTGCTGCACGCGCGCCAGAAGGCTTTTACCAACGGCTCGAGTGCTTCAGAAGCGGATGCTTCTTTCTTTGAAGAAGCCGGAGCTTCTTCTTCCTCGTCAGGCTCATACAAGAGCCCGAGGGTCGGTCCTTTGGCTTTCATGCCCGGACTCCGCTAACTTGCGCAGTAAGCGCGAGGAGCAGCGTGCATGACGTGGCCATATCCGCAACGGTCGACCCAGAAGGGGCGTACGTCTCAAATACAAAGCCAGTCGTGCCGATGCTCTTAACGCGACATTCGACCACAAGAGCTGCGTTGTACGTGAGACCTGTGACGATTTTCGCGTCCAGGTCAACAACTTGCGTGACAGTCGACGAGTTGTCGAGCGTCACGGCATAGGTGCCCACGGCCGTCCGGGTCACAGTGATGCCGAACCCCGAAAGGGTCGCAAACACTGGGACCAGTGGAGCAGTCGCGTCGACAGACACAGCAGAGAAGAACTGCTTGAGGCCTGGGACGTTAGTCCCGTCTGGCGGGTAGAGGTATCGATTCAGTGCCATGGTGCTGATCCTTTGTGGTTATCAGCGACCAAAGTTGTCGATGATGATGTTTGCGCCGGGGTTGTTGCAGAACGCCTGGCCGTAGTGACCGAAGCGGGACTCGTACTGGTCGCCGTCGTACACGCGGAGGTAGTCGTTGTTGTCCCAATCGAGCATCTGGGGTGCTGGACCGAGGGTCTTCAGCTGCCATGCGGACATCTGAAGCATCTTGCACGAGTAGCGGCGCTGGAACGGGTTCGCGATGATCTTCATCGGGCCGTGCATTCCGTCATACTCAATGGCCTTGAACGACACGCCGGCCACGTTGCTCTGAACGCGGTCGTACCGAATGTCAATTCCAAGAGCCTTCTTGAGGTTCTGGAGGTCGAGCGGGTTGATCATGATGGTATCGGGGTGACCGACACCTTGGATGCTCACGAGGGCTTCCGCCTCCATGAGTGCTTCGTTGAGCGGAAGGCCCGTGGCGTCGAGGCGCTGACCGGCAAGGCGGACGGGGTCCTGCGTGCGATTGAGGCCCCAGAAAGTAGCCGTCGAGGTATCGAGGACTTCCGAAGGAATCCAGCCTTCCGCGCCGACGACTGGACCGTCTGCGAGGCCATTGCTGGCGAGACCGACAACAGGGAATGTTCCGCCAGACGTGTCGTAGACCGTGCCGCTGATACGGATGCGAGCGGGGCGAGCCCCGTCGCCCGCGCGGGTAATCCACTGGCCAGCGGCGACTGCAGCGGTGACCGTGATGCTCGTCGCGCCAGTCGTACCAAGGGTGACAGGCGTTCCCGCTGAGTCCGCCACAAGGATACGGCCGTTGCGGCGGTCAATCTGGTCGACATAAAGGCCTTCGCCCGTCGAGTCGCTCGCTGCGCCGGAGGTGATCTTGCTGAATGCGCCCACCGCGCTGATCTTAGAAATCTCGATTTTCATGCCGAGATAGAAAAAGACAGCGTCCGCCGGGGTCTCAAGATTGATCCAGCCGTCAACAAGGGCAAATGCCACGGTAGGCGTACCAACCGTCGCGCGACGACCCGTGCCGTCGCTGTTGAGCTGGAACTCCAACTCGGCAAGCTCATTCTTCGAGATGCCGTCCGTTTCGGTATTCCACAAGTCGACGAGAGCGCCGCTGTTGCGGACTGCCGCCTTCATGGTCTCGCCGTCCATACGCAAGATGCCGTAGTGGCGCGTGCGGAAGATGCGGAAACGCTTGTAGCTACCGCCGCCGCCTCGAGCGCCACCCTTTGAGATGCCCTGCGCGATAGCAAACTTCGAGGACGAACCTTGAGGGCGCTCGTTCTGAAGGGCCACAACATAGTCTTCGCCGTCGAAGTCCGTCTTCTTCGAGATGAGGGACGCGAATGGAAACTCTTGGTAGAGCGCCTGCGGGAGCGTGCCGTCTGGGTACTTGGTCTTGAGGATCGCGGAGACCGCGCCGTAGGTAGGGTTCGTCATTGCCATTTTAGTTCATTCCTTCAGTTCGCGGGTCGCGAGGTTGCCTGTTGCACTGCCTTCAAAAGGGCGGCTCGCTGCTGATCGCGGTCGAGCTGCCCATAGGGCTTGCCAGAGCTTCTCGACTCGCTGGCAGCCTTCGTTGTCAGGTTTTTGGAAGCGACCTTTGGCGCTGCGGCTGGCAACGCGCCAGCCTGTCCGACTCGTTCCCGGTACCGATTCTCGAGGTACTGGATGACCGAGACGGTGTCCGGGACGCGGCCGTGCTCCTTGTAGTGGCCTTGGGCAAGCTTCCGCGCCTCTGCGTACAGGGCGTCCTCATGTCCTTTGAACATGGTAAACAGCGTCGGGTATTCGGCCTTCGATACGAGGGTCAGAAACGACGTACGGTCGCCACTCTCGCGCTCCTGCCGATTGCTTTCTTCGTGCTGCCGGCGCAGCTCTTCCCGTTCCGCCTTGATTGCGGCAAGCTCCTGCTTCACTTCGTCAAGGTCGTTGACGAAGGGCATGTCCGCGGAGTTCCCCTCGCGCATCCCTGCCTCAATAAGGTCCTGGAATTTGTAACCGTATTCCTCAAACGTCCGCGCAGGCGAGCGACGCAGCTTCTTGAACAGTTCGTCCACGAGCTGCTTCTTGCCCATCTCTGCCGACTCAGTGGCCTTGCGAAGGTCAGCCTCGAGCTTGACCGCTCGCTGTTCCGCTTTCCGAACACGACGCTGAGCATCTTGGCGTACCGCCAAAATCTCGTCCACCATGTCGAGTTCTTGAATCGCTGCCTCAGAAGGTTCTTCTGCTTGATCGGCGTCTGGAGCAGCTGCGTCAAGGCCAGCTTCGTCGTCCGCAAGTGCAGGCTCGTCGGTGGACTCAGTCTCCGCAGAGGCTACAGGTTCGGGAGTGTTAGCGACAACGGCAGCGTCAACCGCGGCGCGCATTCGGGTTGCAAGTTCATCAGACATTCGGGTCCTCCATGGGTGCTGCAGGCGCTTCTGCCTGCGGTGCTTCTTGTTGTGGCGGCTGTTGGGCTGCGGCGGCTTGCGCCTGCTGCTCCTGCTGCTCTGCCTGAGCCTGCATCAGCAAAGACTCAATCTTGTTGATGTAATCGTCCAGCGCCGCGATACGTTCGTCCGCAACGCCGTCGACACGGGCCTTGTTGTAAAACTTTCGGGCGCGGTCGTACGCCAGGTCGAGCTTGAGTCGCTTGTCCGGGTCCGGGTATGGCTTGCCGCGAAGAATCAGCGAGACCGTCTTGTCGATTACGTCGACGTCGGCTGTCTCGAGGTCTCGTTCCGCTTCGATGTCGGGGATGTCGAGAAGACGCCCGACAACTTGCCTGTCCGTGATGACCTTGCGGTCAACAAGCTCGAGGACTTCGGAAAATAGCGACGCTTTCGTCTGCGAGAGCGCGGAAACCGGCTCGCACCGCAGGATGTACTCCTTGCGGTCCATCTTTACGTCTTTCCAGTTCAGCCGCTCTAGGTATCCCTGGTTCGGCGAGAGGACTTCGACCGATTGCCCCAAGGCCTCGGCTTCTTCGCACGCGTCAACGATAAGCCAGCCAATGTCGATGTGAAATTGGCGTACCGCCTCGTGCGCAACGCGGAACCGCGCGTCTTCCATGTCGTCGTAGACCGATAGCGCCTTGCCCGACGCTTGGCGCAGCCCTGCCGGCAGCACCGATTGCGCTGCCAGCTCGGAAATGCCCTGGTAGCGGAGCATGTTCTGAGCGATCATGTCTTTGTACATGTACGTGTCAGGATGCACCGGCTGCGGGTTGAACGTCGTCGGTGGCGCTCCCGCGTATTCGATGATCGTGCCGATGTCGTTGTCGATATGGGTCTTCGACAGCGTCCCAGTCTGGACCATGATGTGGCTTCCGCCCATGAGGTTGTGCGCAGCCTGAATCTTCTCAGAAAGCTTGTCGTACTCGTTCTGCGCAGCCGCCAGCTCGATGGCCATGGACGGGCCGTAGAAGCCCGTCAGCTGGGCTTGCAGGCGGAGGAACGCCGCGCCGTAGTTCTTGTCGCGCTTCCACTTCTGTACTTGAAGCGAGCCGGTTCGAAGCGAAATGACGCGCTGGCCGTCGTCTGCATCGGGGCCAGACGCAAGGTGCGTCGCCTGGTAGACCAGAATCTGGTCCGAGTACCGGCCGCTGTTGACGTAGTTTGAGTCGTCGTCCGCCGGACGCGGCGAGCTTTGGATCGCGCTGATGCGGTCCTTCTTGCTGCCGTAGAGATTTGAGTCGTCGACTCCAAACAGGTCCATCACGACCGAACGGTCGATGTAATACCGATGATAGAGGCATCGAGGCAGCCCATATCGGGCCTCGGCCTCGGACACGAGGATGTCGAAGATGGGGAGTCGCTCGATGCAGACTACTCCGTCTTGGACATAGACGTTGACCGCCGCCGTCCCGAAGACAAGCACGTCGAGAAGGAGCTGCGGGTAGGTCTTGGCGTAGCTTGCTACGCTGAACGCGCCGTTGAGGAACCTGTCGAACCGCTTGGCGCGGTCTCGCTGGATAAAGTCAGCCCCAACCGTCTGCGCGCTTGGCAAGGGCATCTGCCTGGCGAGCTTGGCCTGCATTGTGTGGATGGTATTCCGCGCGATGTTGAAGGCCACGCGTTCATCCCAGATGTTGCGCGAGGGCATGCCGAACATGCGGAGGTCGACGCCATACGTCTGCGCTGCGCGAACCCACATCTGCCGCCGGTAAGCAACCTCGTTGCGAATAGCAGTAATGGCTCCGATGATCGCGCTGGATGGGTCTTCCCCTTTCGCGTCAACGAGCCACCACGCTTCAGCTGTGTCGTTTTCGATGGCCATTCCTGGCCAAGTATCCAGTTCTATGGACTTTGATCAAGGCATAAACCGCTTATACCTGTTTTCGATTTCATTTTTCTTCCTCCATTTCTTTTCCAAGGGCCCCCAGATGTTCTTTTCCTCTTCGGAGAGGCGGTTGTAGCCCTGCTCGAACACCGATTGGTGCGTCGATATTTCATGCTCGTGCCATCGAGTGAGAGCCATGCAGATGGCTGGGGCGTAGTCGGCGTGTCGGCCGTCTCCGCTCTTTGCCAGGTCGATGCTGATGCCGCTCTGAGAATACCGCCGGATAACACGCTGCAAGTCCATCCTGACGACAGGGTCTGGAGGGAGTTCTACGTCGCCAAGCTCGAACATCGTCCGCAGCGCCATGTACCGCTTCGTCCGCTCCGTTGATGTCCACACATGCGGGACGAGGACGAGCCCGACTTCCATTGCCAAGTCTCGCAGCGCATCGCCCATGTACTGGTCGCTATCAAGAACGGTAACTCGATAGGCTTTGAGTATCGTTCCGATCTCTTGCAGGATGGTTTTGGGGCTCAGCGGGTTGACCGAGCTTCCAATCCACTGTTTGGCCATCACGACGGCCTTCTTCTTCCGCCCTTGACCTGTCGCCACGATGAGCGTGAACGCGTTGCCGCGCGTCGCTGGGTCAATTGCCGCGGTGTACTGGATGCCTGGCTCAGGAGAGAGAAAGACGGGGCTCTCCCTGGTCGCTGCCTCAATCATCCCTGTCGTGAACATCGCCTCTTCTGGGTCCGCAAACTCCGCCTCGATGTCGGTGCGGTAGATGCGCGGGTCCCGCTTGGCAATCTCTAGTTTTTCAGGCGTCCAGATGATGGGAGCCATGTCGTAGGCCGGAGCTTTCACCACGACGCAGTCTTGCGTCGGCTTTCCCCACCGTTCTTTCACCAGCTCATAAAGGAACCCCATGGGGGACCATGGAGAGCTGATGTAAACCAGCTGCGCGCCTGGCACGATACGCAACAGGACGGCGTCTCGAAGGTCGTTGACGGAGACGGCTGCGTCGTCCGCTCCCCATCGGGCCACTTCGTCGAGGATGACGCCGGCAGACCAGCGGGCCACGAGGGACGTGCCGGCCTTGCTGGATGCGACGACCTTAATCTCTACGGGCCGCCCTGACGGGTGACGCATCATCAAGGTGTCGGCTGTCGGAGTCTCCAGGACAAGCTTTGACAGGAGTGGAGACGCCATCGTTCGGCCTACGATGTGGCCGTAGACGACGTCCGCGAGGTCCTTTGACACAGATACGATGGAGATACGCGGAATCTCGCCAGGGCCTAGCTTGGAAAGGTCCGCCCGCTGCGACCAATGCACTGCAAGCGCCGCTGCCGATAAGCTTTTCGCCGTGCGAATTCCCGAGACGATTGCGAGTTCAGACGGTTTGACAGCATCAGGTATGACTCCGCCAAGCGCGCGTAACACAACCGGGTCTTCAGCAAGCTCAGCAAGAGGACGCCCATCGGCAATACGAGCAATAGCGCGCTGAAGTGGGCTAGCAGTGGTGAGGCCAAAACCCAAAGGAGAGGTGAGAAGACCTTCGAAGTGAACGAGGCTCTTGTCCTCGAGGTTTTGCCTGACTCGAGCCTCAAACTCATTGAGTATCTGGTCCGATGACAGCAGGGATTCGGCGGGGGCGACCTCGACGGCGGACAGTAGGGGCTTCTTCAATGGACATCTCCTCGGAAGCCGCAGCCTCCTCCGCCACGGTTTGGTCATTTACGATTGCGGCATGGACGCGGATGACGCGGGCCTCGGGGCCAACGGTCTCCGGCTTGGCCGTTTCTGGCTGGCCCTGCTGGAAGACCTTCATTTCGACCACGTTGCCGATGGGAACCATCAGGTCTCCCGAGCATACGAAAGACCCCTCGCAGCGCAAGTCGGCATGTTTTGGTCGGTAGAGCGTGGTGGTGATTCGGGTCGCGTCAGCAGGGTCGAAGACGCCTCGAAGGAAGATGGCTCGCTGAAGAAGCATTAGTAGACTCCGTTGGATTCGATGAGTTTGAGTAGCTGGTATGGTGTCATTGCCAGGGTTTCTGGCTGCGTGATGTTCGTCGTCTCTGCCAGCCTGCCGCCGATAAAGACTTGCTTGCAGAGGCTAGCTGGGGCGAACCCCGGCTCTTCTTCGATCTTGCCCCGGAGCAAGTCGTATCTCGATGTCATTCCCGTGCCTTGGCGTAAAAGTAGGACGTGCATGCAACTCGCTTGGCCTTTCGTTTGGCCTTTGAGAGCTTGCTAGAAAGCTTGGCAACATCCGCGTGCGCTGCAGTCAGTCGAAGCATGTACGCAGCCGTGCGCTTGTTTGCTTGGGAGACGCAGTCCTTGAAGTAGACGACGGCATCTTCTTGCTCGGCCTGAAGCCTGTAATAGTCCACCAGGAGATACTCGAGTCTCTCAAGGTCGGCGGACAGCTCCTTGGCAAGCTCGTTGTAGTCCGGGGCCACAAGCGGCTCATCCACGAGATGCCCTCACGCGGCGAGCAATCAGTTGACAGTCGTTGCACGCAAGCCCGGACGGGCCTTCTTCCCAGCCGATTGGCTTCTCCTGCCCGGATGGGATGAAGACGGACCTTGTGCAGCTGCTGCAGACAAACTCCGCATCGAGGCTTTCGTCAGCTGTCGCTGGAGGAGACTTGTAGACCCGTTTCGCAATATGCCTGGCGGAGCGAGCTTCGAGGAATGCCAGCGCGGCGACTAGGTCACTCGTGAAGGATTCGAGCTGGTCATCACAAACGATGACTTTGCCTGAGTCGCCCCAAGTGTTGACGGAGACGATGTTGTCGCGCAGCTCGATCTCAAATCCCTCGCCGCCAAATTCGCTGCACACGAGGCGGAACACATTACCATTTTGACTATGCACGTTCAGAGTTCTCCTTCAGCGCCTCTTCGCGTCCTCGTTGATACCAAGTGATCCGCTCTGCGAGCGCGACAGCGCAGGCATGGACTGCCTCGTCGCGCTCGCGGGCCATCTTGCAGGAGTCGGACGCGCTGCACTCGCAACGTCGAGACGCCCACTCCTCTCGCTCTTTGTCGCGCTCGCGGGCCATTTGCTCTAGTCGCTCCTCGGCGGTGAGGGCGCGCTCTGCAAGCGCGTCGCGCAGGCGGTCGTTTTCTGCAAGCTCTTGCTCCAGATCATGGACGTACGCGAGGAGCGCGGGAACGTCCGCTGCATCGCAGCGCGCTCGGATGGCGGCTAGGTCGAGGAGCTTCATGGCTTCCTTGGTGGAGGCGCGCTGCGCTGTCCATTCTTTCATTCCCTCGCACCACCAGTTGCTCGGCAGCTCTGCCGCC